TAGTTCAGGTAGCTCAGGAACGAATGGAACATCAGGTAGTTCTGGTTCTTCAGGTAGTTCAGGTTCTTCGGGTAGTTCAGGAACGAATGGAACATCAGGTAGTTCAGGTTCATCAGGTAGTTCAGGTTCTTCGGGTAGTTCAGGAACGAATGGAACATCAGGTAGTTCAGGTTCATCAGGTAGTTCAGGTTCATCAGGAACGAATGGTACATCGGGTAGTTCTGGTTCTTCTGGTTCTTCAGGTAGTTCAGGAACGAATGGAACATCAGGTAGTTCAGGTTCTTCGGGTAGTTCAGGAACGAATGGAACATCAGGTAGTTCTGGTTCATCAGGTAGTTCAGGTTCTTCGGGTAGTTCAGGAACGAATGGTACATCGGGTAGTTCTGGTTCTTCTGGTTCTTCAGGTAGTTCAGGAACGAATGGAACATCAGGTAGTTCAGGTTCATCAGGAACGAATGGTACATCGGGTAGTTCTGGTTCTTCTGGTTCTTCAGGTAGTTCAGGAACGAATGGAACATCAGGTAGTTCAGGTTCTTCGGGTAGTTCAGGTAGTTCAGGAACGAATGGAACATCAGGTAGTTCTGGTTCCTCAGGACTTTTACCATCAGTAACATCTGATTATAATTTAATTTGGGCAGATTCATCAGCACCTTATAAGTACTCAGGTACAACTAATTTAACTTGGACAAAAGCTTCTAATTTATTAACAATTACAGGTGATGTTACTGTTAATGGTAATGTTAGAGCAACGACTAAGTCTTTCTTGATTGATCATCCAAGTAAAGATGGTTGGAAATTAAAATATGGGTCATTAGAAGGTCCAGAACATGGTGTTTATGTGAGAGGTGTTTTGAGATCTACCGGTGTGACAACTGCAATGATATCATTACCATACTATTGGAAGGATTTAGTTCATTTGGATTCAATAACTGTTAATATGACATCTATAAGTAAATTTCAAAAAGTTTATGTTTCTTCGATTATAAATGATATTATTTATATTACAACAGATGAAGAAAATCAAATTATAGACATTCATTTTACTATATTTGCAGAAAGAAAAGATGTGGAAAGACTAGACGTTGAAATTAAAATTTGAAAGAGATTATTTTTTATATATAGAATATGACAAAAACTTATGATATTATAGATTATAGTAATATATTTACTAACGTAACATTGATTGATGGTGTGACACCAGATATTATTAAAAGAAAATATATTTGGCTATTAAATGCAATTGTTGAAAATGCGATTATTGGTCAAGATGATTATGGACTTGTTTGGTATTCAGGTAATTGGAGAGCAGGTGAATGGGAAGATGGAACCTGGTACTCTGGAATTTGGTATGATGGTGAATGGAAGAATGGTAAATGGTATTCTTATCGTTTTGATACAAGACAACTTTTACAAAGAAATAAAAGAATTTTAGAAAAAGATAATCCAATTTATTCGCAATTTAGACACGGAATTTGGCGTAGAGGAGAATTTTTTAATGGATATTTTGGTGCTGATATTTTTGTTGATTGGTCATTATCTGCATATGTTGATATAATTTATACACAACCTAGATGGGAAAATGGTGTTTTTTATAATGGAATAATGCAAAATTCAGCATGGATAGATGGAATGTTTCAGAATGGTGTAATTTATAATTGTGAGTGGTTAAATGGTATTTTTTCAAATGGTACGTTTCAAGGATATAAGTGGTGGAACGGTAATTTTACAGGTGGAGATTTTATTCTTGGATATTGGTTGACAGGAAAATTTAATCAAACAAATCCAAATGTTAAAAGTAGATTTGGTTCAATGCCACTTACTGGAACAACTAACACAGGTACAACAGTATATTGGTATAATGGTGAATTTCTAAACGGAGAATTTCATTCTGGCTTGAATATAGTTTCAGGGAAAACTTTAACATCAGACAATCACAATAGAACATGTTGGCTTGCTGGTACTTGGTTTAATGGTACTTGGTTTGGTGGTACTCATAATGACGGAATATTTAATAATGGCTATTGGTTTGAAGGTGTATGGCTCGGTGGAACATTCAATAATGGCTATTGGGAAAATGGATTTTGGTTAAATGGTGTAGTAAATAATGGTAATTTTATATATGGATTATTTAATAATATAATTTTTAATAATGGAAAATTAGGATATCAACCATCAAGTGAATTACAACAACAAATAATAAATATGAATACAGCTCAATCAGTAGCACCTAAATCAATGGATTAGAAATGTCAACATATCAATCATATGATTTTGTTAAAGATATAAATTTTCATATTTCTAAAAGTTTTCCAATCGATTTATCAACTAAATCTGAGATATTTAAATTTTATCTTTTTAAGTTAAAACTATTTCAATTAAACGATAGAATAACAGAAAGTCATCCACTCTTTAAAGAAAGTTATTTTTTATTTTCTAGATTTAATAAGGTTTTCGTTGCAAAAAAACTAGAAAAAGATTCATTTCATCATATAGAAATACTGAATGGTATCAAAATTATTAGAAAGATGAAGTTAAAAAAACTCTATAAATAATTTTTTCTTTTAAATTTATTTCTTAATTTCGTAGAAAATAAATAAAAAATTATGACAAGTTATAATGATGTACCATCAAGAGAATTTTTATCAAAGGCTTCTGAAGCTATATACAAACACAAAGATGAAATAGATGAATATATTCGTAATAATCAAAAACTCGCTGCAGTTAAAGCATTGAAAGAATGGACTGGTGGTTTTCTAAAAGAATCTAAAGAAGCCTTCGAAATGTATATTGATAATAAATTACCTTCTTTTATAAAAGAAGACAGGAAAAAGAAACTTGAAAGACTAGCTAAAAAACCACTTGTTGATGAACTTATTAGAAAAATTCTAAATATTGATGAAGACAAATTAAGCACATTTTTATTGAATCTTTCTGTAGATGAACTCTTAACTATTGATGAAATTTTTCCAAATGACAAAGAATCAGATATATAACTTATTTAATTTTTGTTCTTTATGGATGGATCAAACATTGGAATATACATCACCAGATTATATTCTAGAAAAGTATGATTTTTTAATTGGTGTTGCACCTCATAATTTTTTTACTAGAAATCCTGTCCACCATTCACTTTTTTATAAGAATTTATTTCCCATAACAAAAAAAGAGAAAGAAGAATATAATAAATTTTTAAATATAATAAATTTTATTGAAAATATTGATTATCAAAAACATATTAGTTATAATTTGAAAATATTTAAAAAATATATAGGTGAAGTAAACAACATTAATGATAATTCTTACTATAATACTGGAATTCATTACATATTAAAAAATTATACCGAAGAATATTTAAAACAGTATGAACGTTATATTAAACTTTTAACATTATGATAGACATGAAAACAAAAGTGGACATTGATAATTTTTTACATTTAATTTTATGGATTAAAACATTCTATATTATAGACGGTAAGAAATTTAATTATGAAAGTTTACTCGATCAAGCAGAAACTTACAAATTAAAGAACACTCCATTTGATACAAGTATTCATCATATTGATGATCTTATGATTGATGGTTATCATCTTTATCACAAATTAAAGATAACCGAGGATAAAGTTAATCAAATGATGGATATGATTAAAATGCCATTCGTAGATAAAGATATGATGATGAATGAAACAAATAAATATAAAAAGATTTTTGAAGACCTATTGGAAAATTATAAATATAATGATCCTGAAATTCGTGGAATTCAAAAGGGATTTTTAAGTGAAAAAATGAAAGAATATGTGAGTGTTGAAGATTATGAAAATGCTGCTCGAGTGCGAGATATGATTAAATCGTGTTAAAAATAAAGCAATAAAATATGAGAAGTAAAATACCAGACAAAGAGAAAAGAAAAGGTGTAACAACTACAATAGATTCTAAAATAAATGATATGTTGGAGGAATGGATGAAAGAAAATGATTATGATAATAAGTCAAAAGTTATTGAAAATCTAATTCTAAAACAGATTAAAAAAGATAAAAAAGGAAGTTAAACTTCCTTTTTTTATTTTAAATAGTTTATCATATAAAAAAGTTATAAAAATGTCAAAATATGACTTTATTTTATTTATATATAGAATAAAAAGCATCTTATGAAAAAATCAAAATCTGAAGTAAGTGTATCTTTAAATCAAGAAGTATTATTGTACATAAAGGATAATTTTACTAATAGATCAAAGTTTATTGAATATTGTATCATACAAGAGTTAATAAAGGTTGATAAATTTAAAGAAAGAATAAATAAAATGATAATATGAAAAGATTAAAAACAACGAAGAAATTTATAGAGGATTGTAAATTAGTTCATGGTAATAAATATGATTATTCTTTAGTTGAATATGTTGGTAACCGTAAAAAAGTTAAAATAATTTGCTCAATTCACGGTGAATTTAATCAAATACCATACAATCATTTATCTGGAAAGGGCTGCTCTAAATGTGGCGACAAAAGAAAAAATATAGACAAATTTATAAAAGAATCAAAAAATATTCACGGAGATAGGTACGATTATTCGTTGGTAGATTATAAAAATATGAAAACAAAAGTTAAAATAATTTGTCCAATTCATGGTGAATTTGAGCAAATACCTAAAGTTCATATTAGAGGATCAGAATGTGCTAAGTGTTCTAGTGATAATCGCAAAATAAGTAATGTTGATTTTATAACAAGAAGTAGTAATAAGCATTTTAATTTTTATGATTATTCACTTACTAATTATACAGGTTGGAACAATCAAGTAGAAATAATTTGCCCAAAGCATGGAAAATTCAAACAAATGTCAGGTAAACATTTAAATGGAAAAGGTTGTCCAAAATGTGGATTAGAAAAATTGTCCAAAATATTTAGACTTGATAAAAATATTTTTATAGAAAGATGCAAAACTATACATTTAGATAAATATGATTATAGTCTTGTAAGTTTTGATAATTTACATAATAAAATTAAAATAATATGCTTTAAACATGATATATTTGAACAAGAGGCTAATTTACATATGAATGGAAGTGGTTGTCCTATATGCAATGAATCTCATGGAGAAAAATAGTAAGAAATTTTTAGATAAAAAACCTGTTGTTTTAAATAAGGTAAACACTAAAACAGATAAAAAATAAAATAAAATATAACAGGCAGAAAAAATTTGATGATTGTAGAAACAAGAATGTGCTACCTTTTGATTTTTATTTACCACATTTTAATGTTTGTATAGAATATAATGGAACACAACACTATTATTCAAATAATTGGTTCGGTGGTGATGTTGGATTTGAAAAGACAAAAATAAATGATGAAATTAAGAAGAATTACTGCAATAAAAAATCAATAGAATTGATTGTTATAAAATATGATGAAAATATTAATGAAATTTTGAGTAAAAAATTTATCAATTAGTTTTTTATACCATATATTTTTTGTATATTTGCATTATAAATAAAAAATAAAATTATGATAGAATTAAAAGGAAAATATAATAAAGATTGTAAGATTTTTATAGATGACATAGAATCTGAAGCATATACTTTAATACAATCAATTTTAGATCAGCAAGTATCCGAAAATGTGAAAATTAGGATAATGCCTGATACTCACGTTGGAAAGGGAATTTGTATCGGATTTTGTATGCCTATGACTAATATGTTGAATACCGCTCATATAGGAGTTGATATAGGTTGTGGTATGTTAAGTGCTAGATTTTCAGGTGATTATAAAATAAATTTAGAAAAATTTGATTCTGAAGTTAAAATGAATATTCCTATGGGTTTTAATATTCATAAGTTACCAGTATTTAAATTTGTTCCTTTTGATGATGTTCAGAAGGTTGCTGATAAATTTATAATAGAATATAATAAAAAATTTAATACATCTTATGTTGCACCTATTTTTAATGAAAAATGGTTATCTAGTAAATTAAAATCTATTAAAATAGATGAAACTAAATTTTGGAATGCAATAGGAACATTAGGCGGTGGCAATCATTTTCAGGAATTGGGTATTGATTCTAATGGAGATTATTGGATTACTATTCATAGTGGTTCAAGAAATTTCGGACTTAAGATTGCTGATTATTGGACCAATGTTGCTAAATCTCAAATGAATATAGCACCAGAGATCTATAATAAAGAATTAGAAAGTATTAAATTAAATACTTTTCCTAAAAATTTAATTCCTAAAAAAATACAGGAACTAAAAGATAATTATAAAATTGGTGTTAATAAAGAATTTTTGCAAGGTGAAAATATGATTGGATATTTGTTTGATATGATATTTGCGCAAAAATATGCAGAATGGAATAGATTGACAATGTTGAATATTATTCAAAAAATAGTTGGTGTTGATAATTTTGATGAAGTTATATCAACTGTTCACAACTATATTGATATGAAAGATATGATTATAAGAAAAGGTGCTATTGCTTCTTATGTTGGTCAAAAAATGATTATACCTTTCAATCAAAAAGATGGTATTTTATTATGTGAAGGAAAATCTAATGATGATTGGTTAAATAGTGGTCCACATGGATCTGGTAGAAAAGAAAGTCGCTCTGTTGCCAAACAAAAATATTCAGTAGAAGATGTAAAAAAATCTATGAAAGGTATTTATACTACGTCAGTTTGTAAAGAAACTGTTGATGAATCTGTTTTCGCATATAAAAACTCAGAAATGATTGAAAAATTAATTGAACCAACTGCTACCATATTAGATAGAATAAAACCTATCTGGAATGTTAAAGATACTGGTAAAGAATTATCGTGGAAACAAAAAAAAGAGTTAGAAAAAAAAGGAAAATTACCAGTTGACTATAATCTTAAAAAACATAGAACGGATAAAGAAAAAGATGATAGAAGAAACCGTAGAGAAATGAGAAAAATGAAAGGTCGTTAAGACCTTTCTTTTTTTTAAAGAAAATTAAGAATTTTCTTCTTGATCTTTCAGTTTTTGAATATAAATTGCTTTTTGTTTTACCTCTCTTTTTTGAACAGATGGCTTATCATAGCACATTCTATCTCTTAATTGTTCAACAACCTTTGTTTTTTTGAATTTTGTCTTCAATCTTTTGAGAGCAACATCAATATTCTCGCCTTTTTTAATTTCTATTATTAACATAATTTCTATATATTTATTTTTATTGTTTGTTTATTTTATATATAAAATAATGAAATTAAAATTTAATATATATGTAAAAAGAAAAAATAATTAAAAAATATGAAGAATAGAATATATGATTTTGGTTCATTTTTAAACGAAAATGCAGGTGGAAGTGAAGTTCAAAAGGAAGCAAAGAAAATTATTGGTGAAATGTTTGCGGTCGGTAAAAATATTAAATTTTCTGGTGATCAAAACGGTGAACCAGAGAATGTTGAATTTGAAATAGATGCAAGTGATTATAAATTAGATTATGATGAAGAATTAAAAATGGAATATTCATCAGGTGTTCTTGCAAAAAGGAAATATCAAGTCTCTTTAAAATATTCTTCTAAATCAAAAGAAGGTACAGAAGAGAAACCTATCTTTAAAATTAAATTTAAAATTAAATTAAAACCTGCGGATGATGTAAAAAACAAGGAAAAAGAAATTGAATTGGCATGGGAATTTGAAGAAAAACCAACAAAAGTTATAGAATTTATTAAAGGTGAAAAACAAAAATGTGAGTGGGATAGCTCAGACAATCGTTTATATATGTCAAAAACTGCATATAATAAATGTGCGACAGATCAATTAAAAGTATTGATTGGTGAAGAAGGTGGACAAAAAATTCGTATCAAATAAATCCTGATTATTTGATAATAAACCCGTTAGCATACCGTAAGAACTGCTAACGGGTTTTCTTTTAAAGAACCACGATTTTTAAATATATAAAGAAAATAACAATTAATATGAATAGAAAAGAATTTGATGTTGCCGCAGGTATAGCAGAAAGAATGGATAAATTGGAAAAAACAATTTTTGGTTTACAAGAAATTCAAAATAAAAAAACATTCAAAATACTCGCTACTAATGAATCAGAATTTGCTGAGGTTCCAGTTGAAGGTGAATGCGAAGTTAATCTTAGAGAAAATGAAATTGCTACAGAAGTTTTTATTCAAGGAACTTTACAATATTATATTGATAATCTTAATTTAGAATTAAATGAATTAAGAAAGAGTTTTGAAGAAATTTAACAAAGTTCAATTTCTTTACAATTGAAATACAATATAATTTTCATATTTCTAAATTCGATATCATTAAGATGATGAATTTGTTTTAGTAAAATTTTCTCTAAATTTATATTTTCTGTTGGTAATTGTTCACAATATAATATAACATTGAATTGTGTATCAAAATCGATGCTATCAATTTTAATGTTAAAATTAGTTTCAAAGTAATTGTGAAGATCTTCACAATAAATTTTCATTTTATCTTTTTCTTCATCGTAAATATAGAAATCATAATCTTTCATAATCAATTATAATACTTATCTTTAGATATAAATCGCTTCTATCTTTCTCATTGATTAATAAGCCTTTATCTTTAATTCTGATAATATCATTATTTTTAGTTTTTTCTGGTAGTTTTATTTTCAATTTAGTATCATCTATATGATCGTATAGAAATTCAAATCCATCAATAGCATCTTGAAAATGAACATCTAAAACTTGGTGTAGCTCAAAATTATTTACAATTTGATATTTATCATTTTTATCTACGATTATGTTTAATACTAGGTTTCCAACTTTATCTTTATAGTGTTTTGATTGGTGACCATATCCTCTTTGAACATTTTTAACACTTTGTCTTAATTGAGACAAATTTTGCATTGTAATTTCGGTGTCTGCAGACACTACTTTTTCACCTTTACAAGTTTTACATTGACCGGTATATATTTTACCATCGCCTTTACAATAAATGCAAGTTTTTCCATATCTATCTCTACCTAAACCTTCACAAACTTCACAAGTGTCAGATTTGCTCTTATTGTCAAATCCTGTGCCTTTACAATTTTCACAGGTGACATTTCTTTTAAATTTGATATTAAAATTTTCGTTTGTATAAATTTGTTTAAGATTGATATTTAATGTGACATTAATTTCCAGATTTTCTTGAAATTCTTCTCTACGAAAAGGATTAAAACCGAAAGGACTGTTTTCACCAAAAAATTGACTAAAAATATCGCCGGGACCGTTTCCAAAATGAAATTCAAATCCATTTCCAAATGGATTTGGAGAGTATGAATTTCCATGAGGACTTCTTAAATCATACTCTTGTCTAGATTTAGGATCTGATAGAATTTGATTTGCCTCATTTGCTCTTTGAAATAAAGTTTCTGAATTTTTATCACCTTGGTTCTTATCTGGATGATGTTTATGTGCTAATTTACGATATGCTTTTTTAATATCATCATCTGATGCGTTTTTATCTACTCCTAATTCTTGATAATAGTTTTTATTATAATCCATTTATTTAATTTTTTTCTTTCATTTATATATAGTTTTAACTATGTTGTTTTAAAAAATAAAAACACCTACTGTGAGGTGTTTTCTTCTTGATTTTTATTTAGATTTATTAATTTTTTATTTCTAACAACTCTTATATAGAGTTTTTCTTTCTTATCAAAAGCCTCTTTATATGTGTAAATTGGTATTCCATACCTTTTTGCTTTTTGACATTTAAGAGTTCCTAAATCTTCATATTGAACAATTAGCATATCTGTGTTTTTATTTAATGTGGTATGTGTGTAACCCCATTTCTGCATATCTGTAACAAAATCTTCTTTGTGTGTCCAATAATTAGGATTTGGTGGTCCTGACATCTCATATGTAACTTTATCTTTAAATTCTTTAACTGACATTTTTATTTACCCCTTTTTAATGAACTTTTAATAATATAGTTAAAAAATTTTTAAAAGATTATGGTTTAAAATTTGCAAATGATGATAATTTTTTCTTTCTTTTTTTTAAATTTATACCAGGTTTTGTATAAGTTCCAAGTGATTGCCCAATATCACCGCTACCCGGAGTTGAACCTGCAACGTCTCCTGGTGTAGATGATGGTATTGCAGGAGAAACTGGACCCATTCCACCAGTATTGCCCATTGTTGCTGTAGCATCTTCATTTTTAATTAAATCTACAATATCATATGAATCGTCAGACAGAGGTTTAAGATCAAAATATTGACCAATTGATGTTTTTAATTCTCCCTCTGGTAAATTTTCATAAACATATGCTACTAATTGATAATAAATATCTTCTGAATAAAATTTATCAAATTGTACATTACCATAATCATATAATCTAACATGATCATTTAGAATTTTATTGTCTCCTTTAAATCTTATAAATCCATTATATGGATCGTGAAAAGATACATCAATAAGTTCTATTTCGTCATATGTTATTGGATTTGTAATATCCTTATGATAATAATATTCTTTAATAAAACTATTAAATTTTCTCATTTTTCTTCTTATATTTTTTTTTGAGTGTTTCATTCCTTTATAAGTTTTAAAACTTGGTTCACCACTCGGAGTAAATTCTATACCTGGAGCACCATTATTTCCTGATGTATAGTATCCCCCATTAGGCAAAGAACTAATTCCAGCCTTTCCTGAAGTGTTACCTTGAGTTACTTCAACACTTTCTAATTTTTTCATAATCTATATATTAATATTTTTACTTAACTATTTTTTATATATAGAGAAAAAATAACAATTATGAAAAAATTATTTGAGGAATATGTTGAATCAGGTGATTATAAAATTTCTGTCTTTTTTAAGGAATTATCAGCACAAATTGAAAAATGGTTTACACAAGGATCACTAGGTGCACAAGGTTGTGAATTAGATGGTGAAATACAAATTTCTAATTACAATCCAATGGAGAAATTTTTAATTTTTAATTTTGTTGAACCAGTTGAACCAGTACAGGATGCAAATGGTGAAGGCAATTCATCATTTAGATATAGAGTTATTTTTATGATTAGACTTGATCAAATGAAAGGTGATGAACAATCTACTCAGGGTGAACCTGCTCAGGGTGGTCAAGCGGCACCAGTAGAAACACCAACAGAGGGTAAAAAATTGGAAATTAATAAAGTACTTTTAAAAATTCATCAATTTGATGAAGAAAATAAAGAAAGAGCAGAATTGGTAGAAGAAGTTAAAGTTGAGGATATAAAAGAAGATTTTATAATTGATAAGATTGGTCAATTAAAAGATAAATCAGATAAAAATGGCGTTGATAAGAATGATTTAAAAGACGATATACATGAACAATGATAGTAGTAGCAAATACAAATATGTTAAATATTTTTAGGAAAATATCCATATTTAAATTAGATTTGGGAAGAAATTTAATTGATTTAAAACAAGAAAAAATTAATATTACGGATGGATTTATGCTAAAATATTTTAGCATGACGGGTAAACAAATTTTAACTTATGGTACAATTGGTAAATTAATTTTTTATCAAGATTTTACTTTACCGCAAAATGAATTTTTTTTATTTAATGATGAATCTATTTATGGTTTACGTTATACAGAAGAAGATGCTAAAATAAGCCCAGAAAATTATTTAGCATCAATCATTCAAGAAATAAATGAAAAAGAAGGAATAAAAGATAATCAAGAGAAATCTATTAAGAAAAATACACCAAATATTAAATTACCCACTGATCAATATATTGAAGAAATGATCAAAAAAAGAAAAATGAGTAATGAATAAAGATTCAAATATAATAGATAAAATTGTACCTAATAACCATGATTTGTTGAATAAAAAACCTAGTGATGCTGGTTCAAAAAGTGTTTTTGTCAATCTAAATGAGAATGATCAATTACTATTAAGGGAAGGTAAAATTCCAACTGGTCCTGATGTTCTATTTTCAAATAAAGATCTAAAACATAAAGTCATAAAACCAGAGATTTTATTTAATGATTATGATGTTAATCACACACCAAACGATGAAACTTTATTTTACGGATATGATGTTAATCATTCATTAAATAATGAAAAAATATATGATAATATTGATATTAGTAAAAATCCAGAAAATCAAATATTATTTGATGCTAAAAACGTAAATAATAAGTTAAATAAGGAATTATTATTTAACACTAAAATAAAGAATAATAATCTTAATGGTGAATTTTTATTTACTGACGAAAATGTAAATAATAGTTTAAATAATGAAGATGTTTTTTCAAATATAGAAGTGAAAAACAATTTAAATAATGAGAACGTCTATGTTAATAATGATTCTAAAAATAAATTAAATAATGAGAATGTCTATGTTAATAATGATTCTAAAAATAAATTAAATAATGAGAATGTCTATGTTAATAATGATGCTAGGAATAAATTAAATAATGAGAATGTCTATGTTAATAATGATGCTAGGAATAAATTAAATAATGAGAACGTCTATGTTAATAATGATTCTAAAAATAAATTAAATAATGAGAATGTCTATGTTAATAATGATGCTAGGAATAAATTAAATAATGAGAACGTCTATGTCAATAATGATGCTAAGAATAAATTAAATAATGAGAACGTCTATGTCAATAATGATGCTAAGAATAAATTAAATAATGAGAACGTCTATGTCAATATTGATGCAAATAACAAATTAAAAAACGAAAATATTTTTATAAACATTAAAAAATCTAATCATCTAAATAATGAATCTGTTTTTGATAACATTGAATCAAAATCAACATTAAATGGCACATTACTTTATAAAAATAAAGAAAAAAATAATTCTTTGAGTAACGAGTCAATTTATGAAAATAAAAAATTTGAAAGAAAAATGGAATCATCTAATCTTTATAAGCAAATAGAAGATAATAACACACTACATGGTGAATATTTATATATAAATAAAGATGATAATAACACACTACATGGAGAATCTTTGGTTGTAATAGGTGCTTATATAAATGTAGAAGATGATAATAAAATTAGAGATAATAAAATACTTTTTGATAATAGTAATTAGTAATTGACTTTTTTTAGAAATTCATTATGATGTGTAAATGCTAATGACATTTTAATAGCATGATTAAGTGATACCCACTTACCAGATTTTGCATCATCTCCAAATTTTAGTTCTGCCGAACCTTTCATGTGGATAAGATGTAGATAAGAATAAACAACTATTTCTCTGGGATCATTAACTTTGAACATTCCTATAAACTCTATATTTTTGATATCTTTTGGTTTTGCTAATGTTTCTTCTTGAAGTTCTCTTGAGGCAGTTTGTTCAGGAGTTTCGCCTGGATCAATGAATCCACCAGGTATCGCCCATCCTCTACCATCAATTCTGTCTATTAAATAAACTTGACCTTTTCTAAATGGAATCGCATCGGCAGCAAAATTGGCAGCAAAAATAATTGTTTCACCATCAAGTTCAAAATATTTAATAATAGGATGTCCCGAATTAACAAAATTTGCCAATTTATCATCAACTAATGATATTACACCTATTTGTTTTTTAGGTAAAATTAATTTTTTATTATCTTTCGTTGTGTAAATCCAGTTACCTTCTTCATCTTTGTTTAACGCAATAACAGTAACTAATTTTGAAAGATCAAAATTTGAAATAGATTCATTCATATTAAAAAATTTATAGGATTTGATATATATCATAAAATTAAAAATAATTTACACAAATAAAAAATTATTGAGGTATAGTTGATGTTCCAATTCGATCACAATATTCTTTGAGTTCTTTTAATTGTGATAAATTTCGAACGCCTCCAGAGAATTTAATTTTTATTTCTTCTGGTAAAATTTTTCTCATGAATTTAACTTTTTCAAGTTTTTTCTCAAAGGTATCATCTTTTGGTAATTTTCCTGTTGATGTCATTACATAATCTGCATTATTATCAATACACATTTTACAGATGGATTCTATTTCTTGATAATTTAAAGCGCCAATTTCTACAATTATTTTAGCAATTACACCTTCACGATGACAATATTCTGTTATTTCTCTTATTTCTCTTTCTAAAGTTTCATGCTCATCTGGGTCTTTAATTAAATTATAATTGATCACAACATCAATCTCTTCTGCACCATTAACAATTGTTTGATCAATCTCATTTATTTTTTTCTTTGTCTCACTATCACCTTTAGGAAAATCAATTAATGCTACGATTTTAATTTCATTAGCAACAAATGAATATGTCATTGCAACAAATTGTGGTTGAATACAAATAGAATAAAATCCATTAGTTTCTGCTTCTTTACAAATCTCTTTAATTTTATCATTATCTAAGTTATCAGCAAGTCTAGTATAATCAATCATCTGATGATATTGATTTTTTTCTTTGTTATCTAGATATTCATTTATTTTTTTATAAATTATCATCTTGAGAAATCTTTTATTATATATATAAATAAAATAAGATGAAAATTTAATTTTTTTATGTGAATTAAATTATGTAATTTTGTATTTATAGAAATTAATATATAATAAAAAAAGATTCAGATTATGAAGGCGATTTTGAAATTTTCAAAGACAAAAATGTTTTCTTTTATTGCCTATGCATTTGGCTATGTAATTCCTGTACTTATATTTGGAAGTACTATTTTTATTAGTACTCAGATGCTTTATTATATTGTGATGCTTATTTGTTTGCCCATATCTTTTGAACTTTGTCGTAAATTGGAAATTGTTTAATGATCAAATATTTAAAACTAAAAAAGCCGTTCAAGACGGCTTTTTTTGTTTTTAAACATTTTGATTAATCAGTAGTTGAAAAAATCTGACTTACAGCATACATCACGATTGCTGCTAAGATTGCTATTGCACCACCTATTAAAGGCTTCCCAGCCATATCTGTTTGTGCTAATTGAAATAATCCATATAATGCTGATAACAAACCTACACCTGATGTTCCCATAGATGCAATATTGAAAAATTTAGATATTATATTTTTAATATCACTCCATCCTTCATTTGCTCCTGTTTTAGTTTGAATTGCTTGTATAATTTCTTGTTCTGACTTGCCTTTAAAAGGTGCAAGAATTTTAACTAAGATGTTACGATATTTAGCAACAAATTCTTTAATTTTTTGTTTCAAATTATCACTAAGTTGAACCGACTCGTTTATCATCATATCATTATCAAATGATTCAAATGTTTGTAAATGATTTAAATGTTTCATGTTTTAATTTTTTTTTTTTATATGACTATATATTAATAAAAATTTTCATTTTTTTACTTAATAATTCTTAATTTGGCTCCGTCTTTGATTAAATTTTTTATGTCTTCTGTTTCTAAATTTTCTTTAAATTTATCGTTTTTGTTGTCACTCTGTAGTATCCAATTGTTCCCAGAGTTTGACGTTTCATATTTATATATATTATTATTAAAATTTAATTCTATTGTTTTTGCTGTTAGTTTTTCATAAAATTTTTTTACAGCACCTTTAATAGAATAAATTTCAATAGGATACCATTTATTATCTTTGTAGTATTGTAAAATTAAAAAATCAGGATTATCTAATATTGATTCATTTCTATTGTAAAGAAAGAAAAATTTCATATCAATATCTTTTCTTAAAAAGTTTTCTATCTCAAGTGTAGATTCTATTTCACCTTTTTTAAGATTATCTTTAAATAATTGTTGATTAAAATTTGCATCATTATATAAAAATTCTATGTTTTTATTGATGTATTTATCATTAGATAAATGAATGCTAAAGAAATCAACTTTCTTATCGTTAATGCTGGATAATAATCCATCTACATCAGTAGTGATTGATTCTTTGATATATTGTGAGTATTTTTTTATCATTATAAATTATATTTTTGCATATTATATAGAAACTCTAAATTTACTAATAAAATATTTAAGGTGTTTTATAAGTTATATTTATCTATTTCTTTTCTTAATTCTCTTTCTTCTTCAAAATCAGGATGATATTTTTTAATAATTTTATATATTTGAGGTATTCTATTTGGATCAACAACTTTATTAATCCAATTCCAATAATCCAAATCCGTATCAGTTTTATAATAAACATTTGCACCACATTTTATTAATTCCTCTAAAATTTTTTTGTTAAAAATAGTAGTAGCAGAAGCAAACATCAACAAAGAACACTCATTGCGGCCAACGGTATATACTTGATTTGGATTTGCACCTTTTCTTAAAATATTAAGTGTCCGAAATGTATCTCGACATCCAAGACTGTCAATTAGATAATATAATTCTCGATCAATTTTTTCTTGATTTTGTTTTGGTATTTCAGTTTTGAAATAATTCGTAAACCAATTTTCATATATTTTTATATATCTCATATCTTAATCTATATATTAAAATAAACATTTAAAAAATTATTTCTTATATAAAGAAAAATGATTTTGTATGAATAATAATTCATTTGATTATTTTGACGCAATATATTGTATCAATTTAGATGAACGAGTAGATCGCTGGACACATGCTCAAGAAGAATTTTCTAAGGTTGGAATCTTAGATAGAGTTAAAAGATTTTCCGCCATTAAAGAACAAGATGGTCGTGTTGGTGTGATTAAATCTAATTTAGAGATTGTAAAATCTGCAAAAAATCAAAAATTAAATAATGTTCTAATATTTGAAGATGATGTCCAATTTATTACAAAAGATACAAATAAAATTCTAGAATTATCAATAAATCAATTACAAGGAATAAACTGGCATTTGTTTTATTTAGGTGCAAATACACACGACAAATTAATTAAATTTAAACCAAATTTAATCTTATTGAAAAATTCATTTGCTGTTCATTCTATGGCATATAGTAAACTTGCTTATGATTCTTTTATAGAGAAATATTCAAAATTAAAAGAAATTAAGCAGTTTAATGATATATTAGATGTTTTCCTTGCACAATATTATCAAGAAAAATTTATTTGTTTGATGACAAATCCTATGCTGACAACACAAATGAACGACTACAGTGATATTGAAAAACGACCTGTTAATCAAGAATATATAGAAGAAAGATTTAAAAATAATATAAAATAGATGACTGAAAAACAAAATAAACTTAATTTTTTACTATCAGACCAAACTTTAGATAGACGAGAAGATGTGTATGCTTATAATGATTTTGGAAAGATTGTTAATAGATATGTGATGAGTGATCAACTTTTTTCTGAGGATTTTTGGATTTATTTAAAAGAAAATTTTAACATTAAACCAGAAAACATAACTGTTTTTTGTGACATTCATTCAGATGTTAAAAATAGAATTGAAAAAATTTATAGATATATTGTTAAAATAGATAAACCTTGTAAACTGATGCTTCAGTTTTACGATGAAGAAAAAGTAAAAGATCCTAATATTTATCCAACAGAAGAAGACCAAAGAAACAAAATTTCTGATTTAATGATATATTTCGATTATGATTCATTTGAATTTGTTGATAAAATGGTAAATGAACTTAGAAAAATTTTATTCTTTCCTCCAATCAATAAAACATTTTTTATTATATCTTCTTCTTCTTCTTCCGGATATGAACTTCGTCCAGCTAATATCAAAGAATTTGATATCCCATTAGAATTAAATTATGGAGAAGCATTTGTTGAAAAATATCAAAATATTTTAGATAAAATTAAAAACAATAAGTACGGATTGTTTCTTTTTCACGGAGATCCCGGTACAGGAAAATGTGTGGATGGTAATACTATTGTAACATTGAGAAATAAAAAAACTGGTAAAATTGAAAATATAAATATTGAAGATTTTAATAAATTATTATGATGTTTTGCCTGTTCCAGCCATAATATTTTTATATATACAATAAAAACATTATGAATTATTATAATATTGAACATTGGATAAATAAAGGAATGAGTGAAGATGAAGCTAAGGAAAAAATTAAAGATTTAAAAGAACGAACTAATAGATATTGTGTTGAGTTCTGGATAAGAAAAGGTTTAACAGAAATTGAGGCGAAGGAAAAAATAAGTGAGATTCAAAAAAATAATGCTACTAAAGTTGATCAAAAAAACAAACCTAATCCAACTAGGTTAGATTATTGGTTAAATAAAGGATATGATATTGAAACGGCAAAAGAAAAATTAAGAGAAAGACAAACAACATTTACAATAGATACATGTATTAAAAAATATGGTGAAATTGAAGGTAGACGAGTTTATCAGGATAGACAAGAAAAATGGCAAAAAACATTAAATAACAATAATGACAAATATGATTTAAATAAAAAAAGAGGATTAACTAAAGAGCAATTTATTAAAAAGCATGGTCAAGAAAATTTTAATAAGAATATAGAATCTAAAAAAATAGGTAGTAGTAAAGAGACTCTAATTAATAAATTTGGTATAGAAAAATATACAGAAAGAATTAATAATATAAAGAATGGACTTAGAAAAAGTGGATTTAATAAATACTCAAAAATATCAATAGAATTATTTGTAGAAATTGAAAAAAATATTAATGAAAAATGTTATTATGGTAAGAATGAAAAAATAGTCCAATTTTATGATGATCAAGGAAAATATTTTTGCTTTTATATTGATTTTATGTGTGAAAATAGAATCATAGAATTCTATGGTGATTATTTTCATGGCAATCCAAAATTATATGATGCTGATAAAATAGTAGGTAGTAAATATAAACATTTCAAAGTTGAAGAAATATGGCAGAGAGATTATGAAAGAATTGATTTAATTGAAAAAAAAGGTTTTGAAATTCTTATAATATGGGAAAATGATTATAAAAAAGATAAAGAAAAAATAAAAAATAAATGTATAGAATGGATAAAAAATTTATAAGTTCAAAGATTATATCTGATTATGAAATATTAACAGACGAGGGATTTAAAGATGTTGTGGCATTACATAAAACTATACCATATCAAGTTTTTAATTTAATTTTAGAAAATAAAGAATTAAAATGTGCTGATTTTCATAAGGTTTTTTTAGAAAATGATGAAGAAATTTTTGTAAAAGATTTAGTTTTAGGTGATAAAATAAAAACAATTGATGGAATTGAAGAGATTTTAGATGTTATAAATTGTGGTTACGAAAAAGAAATGTGGGATTTTGAGTTAAGTGAGAATAACTGTAAATATTATACAAATGGAATTTTAAGCCATAATACAACATTAATTCGTAAACTTGTTACTGATCTTGCAGAAGATAAAACTATTATTTATGTACCTTCATATTTTATGTGGGATATTGCTAATCCTGAATTGATTTCATTTATTTCTAAATTTAGAAATTCTATTCTTTTATTAGAAGATGCTGAATCTATTTTAACATCATCACAGGAAGAAAGAACACAAGCCGTAACAAATATTCTTAATATTAGTGATGGTTTATTGAATGATCATATGGATATGCAAATAATTGCAACATTTAATATCAATAAAAAAATTATTGATGAAGCATTACTTCGCAAAGGAAGATTGATGGTTGATTATAAATTTAAAAAATTGACTGCAATTCAAGCAACTAAACTTTCTAAACATATTGGTTTAAATAAGGAATATACTGAACCTAAAACTCTTGCAGAAATCTATGAAGAAAAAACTGGTAAACAGTTGATTGATAGTGATGTAACAACAAAAAAAATGGGATTTCAAATCCCTGGAAATGATTAATGAAACATATAAAAAAACTAAACGAGATAGATATAGATAGAGATCCTTTCGGAAGACCATCGTTTTCACATGAATTTGTTGATGATTGGGAAAAATTAACAAATGAAGATAAAGTGATAAGGTATTTTACTACACTACATGGAGATGATTTTTCTGTTATTACAAATAAAGAATTAATTGATTTTTGTGAGTATAATAAAATTGATATAGACGATGCAAAGTTTTATATTGATACATATATCATGAAAAAAGATGCAAAAAATATAATATTTGATTATTTCTGATTAAGTTCTACAATATTTTTAAACTCTTCAAGAATTTTTTTCTTGTTCTCGGATGGTGATTGATTAATATAATCAATCACCATTTCATTTAAGGATAATGATGATTCATTTAAAGTAATTTCTTCCTTATCTTTTAAAATTTCATCATCAGAATAGATTACAGAGGTGATTTCATGCTCGCTGATTAACATCTCAATTTTTAGTTTATTGTCTAACAAAAGTCGCTTATTTATCGTTAAACTCACATAATTATTCTTAAAAACATCATCAGATATATTTAGATCAGATTCTTTTTCAATAGATATTTTTTTGAAATTAGGACTTAGTTTATTCTGTATAAATTTATCTTTGTCTTCATATGCATCTAATATAATAAATCCTTTTTTATCATCACCCTCAATATTATACGGTGATCCTAAATTTTTAATTTGCCCTGTTACACTATTTTTATCATAGTAGCCATTATAACATTTCTTAAATTTCTTTAATTTACTGACAATTATATCCTTTTTCGGTGAATTAAGATAGTTTATATTTAAGAAACAATAATCTGATTCAAATTGATCAATATCTTCAATTTTTGTGCTATTGGGTAATACTGTAAATTTTTGTGATAGTAAAATTTCAATTTGCTTTGGTTCTTTTATAAATTCAATATTATTAAAATTTTTCAAAATATTTAATCCCAGATTATCATTTTCTCCTTCTATAATATAAACAGGTAATATAGATGCAATTTTTTCAAAAAGTTCTTGGATGAATTTTAACGAGTTTAGGTCAATCGATTTTGATTTGTATAGAAAGTTACCTAAATGAATTAAAATGTCGTTAGGTTGCACCGTTTTAGTTAAATATGGCAAAAATTCATTATAGAAATAGTAGTCCATGTTTTTTAACCATTCTTTTCCAGAAAGATTTTTTTGAATATTAAAATGTGTATTGCTGATAATGTATATTTTAGACATTACTTAATGAGTTTAATTTTTTGAGTTTTTCTTTTCTTAATCTTTGAATTTTGAATAATTCTAAATCACCACTTAGGTAATCAACTGAAAATGCAACTTCAATACCTGATTGATTAAAAGTATAAATGGAAATATTCCCATAATTTGAATGGTGTTGAAAATTATATTTTTTTATAAGTTGCTGGAGATGATGGTAAATATGATGGTAAATAATTTCTTCCTAATACACCATTAAACCAACCTTCTAATTTCATATAATCTTTATTTGCAACTAATCCAATCATTTTTATAGATTGATTTCCTGGAACTTTTGTAGAGTTATTACCAAATTGTTGAATATCAAGTTTTATAATTTCAACATCAAGCCCATCTATATTTAACGGAAAATTCATATTGTTTTTATTTCTAATAATTTATTATAATATGATTCTGATAAAAAATCTTTACCTTCTAAGATGTGATTCTTATATTCTTCTGTTGTTTCTAGTGTATTTTTAGATATCCATAAATCATTTGCAATATAAACTATTGTATCTTCACCGTTTATTTTATGAATTTCTCTACGGTAATGTTTTGGTGCACTTTCATATTTATCTAATTTTAGAATATCTTCGTGTGCAACTTCATATACAATACCTTCTACTTCAGATGTATCGTCTTTAATAATATTTGCAAATCCAATATTATTATCTTTTTGTGACATTTTATTGATAACAAATCTATAACCTTTAAGAATTCCTTTTACTTTAGACTTAAATGATACGCCTCTATCAATCATTCTTTTCTCATTCATATTACTCCCGTATGCAAAATATTTCATAATTCTATTTCTACTTTTTTTAATTGTTCTAATTTTAATTTTCTTTCATATCTTAATAATCCTTTATCATCTTTAAGTTGTTTCCATCTAGCATTAGATCTTGTTATCGTATAAATATAAAATAAATCAAAAGGATGACTTTTGATAAAATGTTTTGTGTCTATACCTCTAAGATCTTGTACTGTGAGTGTTCTATTTTTTAATTCATTATCTTCGAAATATAAGTGATGAAAAAGAGGACTATTTGTTATTTTGATATTATGACAAAGTGAAATATCATATAAAAAATCAATATCAATAGTATTTAAATCTGAGATTTTGAATTTTTTTGTTGGTATTATAACTTTTTGGAGCCAATCAGTTTTTATTAATTCTAAAAGAATTAGATAATTAGGATTGAAGGTTGATCTGATTTTATTCAATTGAGACATATTGAATAAAGTGGTAGGTTTATAGTGAAGTTTGTCGAAGTCTCTAATAATTTTCATTTTTAATATATCATCCATTAAAAATTTATGATTTTTTGCTCATTATTCGGTATTTAAGTATTTTTATAATGAGAAATTTTTTTATGTTATTTTTTATATATACATTTGTAAAAATAGTTTATAAAATATGGAAATTGTATGTGTGGGTGATATTCATGGTAGAGATGGCTGGATTGATATTGTAGGAGAACATAACAATAGTAATTTTATTTTTTTAGGAGATTATGTAGATCCTTATTCAAATGAATTCATAGAAACTGATGAAGCAGTTGAAAATTTAGAAATGTTAATAGATTTTAAAAAGAATTTTCATAATAAAGTTAGTTTATTGATTGGTAATCATGATGCGCAATATCTTTTTTATCCTAATTTTAGAACTGGTGCTTTAGCGAACGAAAAACATTTATCTGAAATTCTAAGTTTATTTAGAGAAAATAAAGGATTATTTCAATTTGCAATTCAAAAAGATAATTATCTTTTTACACACGCTGGTATAAGTAATGGCTGGTTTAATGAATATCGTAGATTATTTGAATATTTTGGATTAAATCCAGATATGAGTAATTTAGCAATGATAATAAATAAGATTGGTAGAGACCCAAAATGGCGAGAGATATTTGGTGATGTGTCTAGTTATAGAGGTGGAAGAGATAAATTCGGAAGTTTAATTTGGGCTGATAGAATGGAAGTTTATCAAGATTATTTGACGGGTTTTCATCAAATCTGTGGTCATAATAAAATTTATGATATAATTAAAATTGGAGATAATACAAGTTCTATAACTTTTTGTGACTGTTTATGGAATAAAGATAAAGCATTAGTCCTTAATATCTGATTCTCCGTTTTCTAATTTATATTCTTCTTTTGCTAATCTTTGTCTTTCTTCTATGTCTTTTCTATACTTGAGCGCATCCCTTTTCATTTGTTTTGCGGCTTGAATAACAAATTCTAGATTATGTCTTAGTCTGATAGAGGCAACTTTAAAATCTTTTTTATGAAGTTTGTAATAATCTAATCTACAATGATTTAATTTATCAATCATATCATCAATAGAATTATTCTCTTCATTGTAATCATCGTTATATTCCATTTAATTTTTCTAATTTTTTCTTTCTTTTTTTATGAAGCATTTTAATTTCGTCGACTTTTATAGTAATAGAGTGTAATAGAGTATCCGAAACTTTATCTTTTTGAAAATAAACATCAATATTTATAAGTTTGTTGACAACAATATGCGGCGGGTTGTTTGTATTATCACAAACAATACTATAATCATATATTGCACCATTGTTTAAATATTTTGATAGAATAGTACTTATATCCTTTTTTAAGATTTTAGAACCAAGTTCAATTGTATTATTTAAATAATTATGAATTTCTTTAAATTTCTCCATATCTTTCTAATAATTTATCTTTATCAATAGGCACAACACCAATTTCCTCACATGCCATACCACCTGCTAAATTAGCAATTTTAGCAATTTCTTCAATATTTATATCATTTAATAACATAGATGCAACAGATGCTACGCTATCTCCAGCACCAGACACATCAACAATATCTATTGCTGTTCCGGGTATAATTTTACTAATAATTTTTTTATCTTTCTTATACGATAAAAATATGCCATTTTCTGAAAGTGTTACAAAAACTATTTCTATACCTTTTTTATGTAAAATTTTGGCACCCGTTTCTAGTAATTCTTTCCTATTGGAATCTGTTAAGTTTATTCCTTCTTTAAATTCCTTGAAATTTGGTTTAAATAACGTAACATTTTTATATAATGAAAAATTATTTTTCTTTGGATCTACAATAATTGGAATTTTTAATGAGTTTGCTTTGTGTGTAACTCTATTTATAACATCTTCATTTATGATGCCTTTATCGTAATCTTGAAATAATATGCAATTAATTTCTTCTATTTCAAAAATTTTATTTATAGTTAAAATAAAATCCTTCTGGTCTTTGCCTAAATCCGATTTAATTTCTTCATCAATTCTTAACATTTGATGATTGTTGCCAATAATTCTTGTTTTTGAAGTTGTTATTCTATTATCTGATTGTAAAATATAATTTGTTTCTATTTTTTGCTTTCTCAATAGATTTATAAAAATTTCTCCTTTTTGGTCTCTTCCTATAATTGAACATATAATTGGTGTTCCACCTAAATTTTTTATGTTGGAAGCAACATTTGCTGCACCACCTAATTTATCTTGTTTGACTATGACATCTACAATAGGTACTGGTGCTTCAGGTGATATTCGTTCCACATTACCAAATAGGTATGAATCAAGCATTACATCACCAATTATTAAAATTTTTTTATTTATAAATAATTCCATTCAACATCATTATTTTTTAAATATATAAAAAAATACAGCAAAAGTTTTAATATATAGTTTATGCCTCCTTATTTAAACAATTTCAACAATTTTAATAATCAACGGTCACATGATAAAATCGATTTAAGATATTATACTTTAATTGAATTTGCAAGAAAAATTGCCAATAAATTAGATTATGAACTTATTAATTATATTGATTCTGGTTCATATGGTGCAGCTTTTAAAATTTCAAAATTTAGAGTTCTAAAACTTACCACGGATGTTAGTGAAGTTTACACTGCTAAAATGTTAATAGATAAAAAACCTGAACATATAGTTAACTATTATGATGTTAAAAAAATAGAATGTATATATTTGGATACTGATTTATGGGTACTTATAATGGATTATGTTTTCTCAGTAAGAGATGGTGATCCAAAAAATAAATTGTTTTTTGAATTTTTTAATTTTAATTTTGGTGAAAAAGAAGATTTCTATAAAAATATTTTTAATGAAGATTACATTCAACAATTTATAGAAAAATATAAAAATTATAGCAAAGAAAATTCTATATCTGATAGTAAAATAAGTAAAAATTTTCAAGAACTTAAAAAATTATCAATAGAAGCTGATGATTTGGGTATTTATCCTTTAGATGTACATTCAGGCAATCTAGGTTATAAATTTGTAGATACCAATCTGGTTTATTTTGATGTCGGAGTAAATAAAAATTATAAAATTGTACCAATAGAAAAAATAATTATAAACTAATATTAAAGATTTTTAATGCTCTATTATAAAATTGTGTTCTTTCTGTTAAACCATTAGTTCCACCATTTACGATTTTTGTTATTTTTTTGATATCTTTGTTATCAGCAGCAGTATTTAGCTTAGCTGCCCTTTTATTCCACCATAAACCTGCGGATAATGATGCCCATACGGTGGTTTTAAGTAATTCCGGCTGCTCTATAAAATCAACATCCATAGATTTAGAAACCTCTTCATAATTTGCTCTTCCTGTAATTTGAATTAAACCTCTTCCTTTATATTTTATACCATCACCTTTTTTGATGTTTCCTAAATCTTTTCTTCCTTCATATGCAACACCTGATGCTAATTCTTCAGTATAAAGTAATGAGCCACTTTCTTGTGCTACTTGAGAAAGAAATGCAGCAATTCTTAAAGGTGTTTTTATGTTAAATTTATCTAAAGTGATATTAATAGGAATTAAAAATTTATTTAAATTATCATTAGATGCTCTAGGCATAATATATTTTAATTGATCTAAAGTAACTATATATTCTTTCCCCGAATAATCCAAAGTTTCACCATTAAGTTTAAAGTCTTGTAGTTCTAAATTATCCGTCCAAGAAGAATCTGGTTTGGTTTTTATACAAGAAGAATTGCCTTCTGTGGTGGGATCACTGTTTGTTTTTTGTACATATGTAGAACCACCGTAATTATTATTGGAATCTGGTTTAATTTCTTGTGAATTTTCATCTTTTGTATATGTTATTGTCATTTTTATACCTTTTTTAGAATAAGCTTCACATATCATTAAAACTTTTGTTGCAATTATATCATAATTTATTAAAGTATTTGTTGTGTTATCAATATTTCCAACTAATAAACAACCTTCGGTGTCTTGTGGTCTGCCCCATTTATGAATTCTAATACCTTCAAAATATGGTACATCATTAACCAATGGTAACCTTCCTGTTGGCGCTGTACTTCGACTGAGACCTGTAGGTCCAACTGTTAATTTATAAATTCCGTAAGGAATTGCAGTTTCACCTTTAACTTTTTTTTCTGTTTTAAAGTCTCTAACTTTATCTTCTAGTGTATCACAGACGAACTTATCACCTGTACCATCATTAAGATATAATCTTCCTATTGTCCTATCACTCATAAAATTATATCTTTTAACTGTGAAGACAACAGAGTTACTTGTAGGTTCTGGTAATTCTTCCGGAATTTCCCCAACTCCACCACTCGGTGATGAATCTGATATACTTCCGCAAGCATTTTTTGTTTGCTGATATATTTTATCTTTTAAATTTGGTGACATTCCGTCTTCTGGTATATTTAAATCTATATCATGTTGATAAGGTACTGTATCTCTTTCTAATGTTGATACTTTATCATTATCTACTATTTTTACGTGTTTTGAAACGAAATCTTTTCTTATTGTTTGATATTCACTACAGAGTTGATTTATTTTTGCTTTTAATATTGGTGCGCCCATATTACCAATAAATGAAGATGGTTTTGCTATTTCTGCTATAAATCTATCCATCCATTCGAAATATCTAGTACCTAGAACTGCTTCTTGATCTGCACTTTTACTACCTAAATTTAATAATTGATTTTTATCTTTCAACTCATGATTAATTCCCCATTTTGAAATTGTTATTTTATTAAAATAATGATCTAATGTTAATTCGTTACTATCTGCAAAAATTTGAGTTCTATCGTCAAATAGAAGTGCAATGAATCTTATATATTCATCATCACTCAAATCTTTAAGTTTGTTTTGAAGATTGATATTATAATCTTCTGAAAATATATAATATGGATCGTATAAATCATTTTGAAAATATAATACATTAACTAATTTGCCGATAGCAGGAACCTCAAATCCTTTGCCAGCTAAAGTTGCAAAAGGTGATGCCCAAGGTATATCTTCGGTAGTAATTTCATGATAAAGAGTTTGAACTCTAACCTTTATTCTACCTTGTTTTCTAGGATCAATATTTTCTTCTACTATACCTACATATAACTTTTTTTCGACATCCATTTTATAAAATTAATTTAAAAATTTGTTGCATTTCTTGTTGCTGTTTCCATATCATTTAGTAGACTTGCACCAACTTGTTTTCCAAAAATTGCAAAATTTGTTGCACTATTGAAATTTGGTCCATAAATATTATCTGGTTCAATTTTGTTTATATTTGTTAAATTTCTGAACTGTTTTAATAAATCATTAACAACACCACCTCTGACTTCTCTCAAACTTGTTTCGAGATTATCAGTGTAATTTAATCCCAAATTAACAACATTTTGAGTTGATTTAGTTAAAAGTTGATTTAAATAACCTTTGTCTGCTGGCGCGGTAGATTTAATTATGGATAAATCACCATAATATGTTTGCTTATAACTTTCATTATATAAATATTTTTCCCATGGATTGATTGGCATACCTTCTTGTAAAGGAAATTCACTCCATCTTGTAACAGATTTGAAAAATATATCAAAAGATACTGTCGATGGTGTGATATTTGAACCTACACCAAAACCACCCATTTCGATTTCATTATTATAATTTTTACTTTCAAAAAAATTAAAATTACAATCGTGTAAAGTATAAACTATTCTAGATTTTTTAGAAAGAATATTTTTTATCTTTTCATTGCCTTGAATATCATTTCTATTTAATAATGGATTTGTAGGTGAGGATTGATTTGCACTTTCAGGAATAACAAAATTTCTCATATCATTAATTTTAATAGTCATATCAAATCTTAAAACATTTTCTGGAAACATATATCTTTGATTTCTATAACTATATGCAATATTGTTATATAATTCTGCAATATACCAAATTGCCATTGATATGTCTTCATTTAATGTTATTGTGATTTTATCTTCACCATATTTGATAATTTTTTTATTAAGAAATTCCAACCCTGATAATTTAGTTATGTAATAAGGTTTGTTTATAGGATTCCTACTTTCCTCACCCTTAATATCTTTTTCGAAAATTTTAAAAAAAACATTTTTAAATTCATTCCATAAAGTGAGTCTACTCGAATATCCATCAGGATCTATTTCTGTGTATTTCTGTAAAAAAGATTTTAATGAATTTGAATCTACGTTTCTTTCAACCTCATTTTCATTACCTGTAAAAAATGGTGAAGTTGTATCAAAAGATATTTCGAAACTAGGTATTAATGGATCTTCATACCAAAAATCACTTTGTCTATAGTTATATTCTTTATATAAGGCATTTTTAAATGTAGAAGTGTTTTCATCTACTTGATTTAGAATAGTTTTACCATCTAATTTTTTGTTATCTGTAGAATCATACCAAAATTCTTCTCTTTTAGCATCTTGTGTATGATAAGGATCATATGCATCTAGTTGTTTATTCTCCAAACCAAAAAATTGATTAAAAATTCCTTTATTTATATTTAATGAATTTGCTAATGTTTCTATTGCCGTTTTATCAGCATATCCTTTAATATATTTTGCTGCTGTTTTTTCAGGTTTTATAGCCTTAGAAAAATCACCAGTTGTAATAGCATTGGTGAGTTCATTACCATCAATAATATTTCTATAACTTGTAGGCACGATATAAAATTATTTTTTCATGATTTTTCTAAAATCATATTTATCTTTATATGTTAGATTTAAATCTCTTCGTATAAGTGTTATTTCTTGTTGTGTTCCGTTACTTCTCCTATATAGATAGTTTATTCCAGTCACAAACCAAAACCCCGACAATGTTTCATTGATGTTATCTACTGGTGTACCACCACCTGTAGATGGTGAACCTGATTTCTGTGAAAACATATCTCTAATATTATATATTTCAACTCTAATATTCTGAAATCTTTTTATATCAAAATTTATTTGTGGTAATGTAACTGTCATTTTCATTTTTTCGATATTTTTTAAATTGAATAAATTTATTGCCTTTGTTACAGCATAGTTTTTGTGAACGTTATCACTTTCAACTTTTCCAATATAATAATCATCATTGACATTTTCTTGATAAATTTGAGCTTTATAATCATATAATGGTTTCAGATTAGGATCATTAGTTTCAATATCATCTAAAAAATCTCTGTAAATTTTATTTTCATTTTTTTCATACCAAGTTGATTTCATTCTATATGATTTTTCTAAATTAACTTTATATGATTGATTAACAAGATCAAATTTGTCGATAAATTTGTTAGTCATTATGAAAGCCGGATTATTAGTTAAATATAAATTTGCTAATTGATCCTCAGCATCTTTTATTAATGTTGGTGACGTTAAAGTTTGTTGCTCTTTTTGATTTAAATTTAATTCGGTTTCTATGTTTACATAATTTAAATTGTAATAAAAATCAATAAATGTCCAAACAAATGAATCTTCTTTTACATATGCCCTTCTGGTTGTATCCGTTATAAATTCTATGTAAGTTTCACTAGGATTTATCCATTTCATTTCATCATTACTATTATCTACATTTGTGGCAAATCCTAGATTCATTTCAAGTGCGATATCTCTAATTATTTTATAACTAGTACCTTGTCTCATTTCATACCTAGTATATTGAAGACTGTCCACATCTAATATTCCTTTAATTAAATATTTTAATGTTTGATCGGGTGTCGAAGATTTTGTTGTTTCAAATTCTGTTACTCTAAAATCCATTCTTATTGGAAAATTTAAATTTGAAGATGATTTGACAAAAATGCTTAAAATTGAGTCGTGATCAGATGGGTAAAGTGTTGTAAAAAATACACCAGTGGAATCATAACAAGACAATTCTATCTCAGGTAAAAATCTACTATTATATAATTTTACATAAATAATTTCTTTAGGATTGATTGTCGAACCTGAATCAGATTTACTCAAGTGTAAAAATGGTAGTTTATCAAAAGATTCAACAAATTGATTAATTTTTGCTTCATCTTTTAAATTAAATTCAAATTCTTTGGTTTTTATTTTTGCTTTGTCTTTTACTTCTATCATATTTATTCAAATGAATTTATAAGTTTAACCTTTCTTGCGTTTCTATCGATTTTTATTTGATCGAGACCTTGTGGTTTAACAGTTGGTGGTAAATTTTGATTACTACTTAATTTTTTCTTATCTCTATTTGGTTGGGATGATTCAATTAATTTTTTCTTTTTATCCTCATCAACCAATAGATCATCTTTTACGTATAATAAACCTAAGTCACTAGATGAACAGAATAATATTTCTTGACCTTCCTTTACCGAGTATGGACTAATAATATCATTTAAAACCATTAACTCTTCAATATAATTAGGTGAACCATAGATATGATTTGAAATTTTATCTAATCTCATCTCAAATTCTCTTGGCACTAAATATATTTTCAAACTAATATTTTTAGTGAAAACTATATTTTTTTGAAATAAATTAAATAGTCCATCTTGATTTGTGTCTCTGGATATTTTATTGTTTTGATTATCAAATGATGTTATTTTCATTTAAATTATTATTTTTATAGTGTGTTTGGTTGAATACTACCTGGGTCTGTGTTAGGTGGTGAATATTGATAACCACTTTTATTAGATGCAATAACCGTTTCGTTTCCAGATAGTTGAACGTTTTTAGTTTGTAATGAATTTTTGTTTAATCCGGAGAAATTATTATCGGTTCCAGGATGTACACTTTCTTGATTTACAACTTCTTTTAAATTTTGAAGAGAATTTTGTGATGCTCCTATCTTACTAGAATTTGTATATGTTCTGGTATAAGTATTATTTAACATTCTCATTAATTCTTGTCTTCCTAAATTTCTAGAAAATTCACAAGAAAATTTAACTTTTATCCATGTTGGCATATCTTGATAACTCATTTCTGTGCTGGTTTCAATATTTGCAGTTTTTACAACAATATGATTAGTTGATAACCATGGTGAAAATGGATTTCCAATAGTCAAATACCAAGGTGTTGAGCTATCTTTTGCACCAGTCATCAATTCAATAGAACCTCTCAATTCAAATCTGTAAATTGATATTGTGCTTGTCATTATACTATCTAAAAATTTTTTACCTAACGAATCAGGATCACCTAAATAATTGTCTATTGTTTTAATTGGTTCTTTTAGAAAATTACCAATAGTTGTACCACTTGTTAATGCTGATTTGGCAAGTTGCCCTATTTTACTAGACACATCATTAAAAATGCTTACAATACCTTGCGAAAAATTTACCATAAATTCTTTTATAAAAACCCACCAAGCGAAAATATCTGTGCTATCATTAACTGCAGATTTAGCAGACATAATCGTTTTACTATTTTCGCTCCAATAATATTTCATATTTGATGTGCCCATAGCATAAAGATTATCAATAATATCTAACATAGCTGAGCCCGGATCTACCTCACCTAATAATTTTTGCTCATATGTAGTTTCAATATTAAATGTAAATTTAGATTGAATATTTTGTTGACTAGGGTCTCTAAATGGACCTTCCATTAAGACGTTAGGATCACCAACAGGTATATTATTATAACCCCAACCATTTGAATTTTCCTTTATACTTTCATTGTATAATTCATAATTTTGTTCTCGCCAATCTGTACCTTCAGGATTATTGTCAATTAAACCTGATCTGTTATAAAATTCAAATAATAGACCTTGAGCAAATTCTGGTGGCGCCATTAATGTTGAATCCATTTTTCCACCAGTATTTTTACTTATGATTTCTGATAATAAAACATCAAATCTTTTATTTGTTATTGTCCAATTTTCATTAAAAGAAATATTACCAAAATTTTCATCTGGTTTTATCCAACCAATTACTGTTGAAATTGGCTCTAATTTCATCTCATCTAAATTTTCCGGAACAAACGCACCTTCTGGAAATCTTCTTAAAATTGCCATTCTGTTGATAGGATAAACACCGAGTTCTCTTAAATATGCGAGATCAGATGCCTTAATTCTAAATCCAGCACCCGGTGTACCATTTGTTGTATTAAAAGTTTCTATTAATTTAATATATGGATTTTTATAATCAACAGTATCATTATAAACAGAATTTTTTAGATAATTTTTTATTCCCTGAGTATTAATATTTCCATTATTCCATTTTGCACCTGTAGAAGAATTTTTATAAACAACATAAGAATTATTGTTTCTATCAGTATTAAAAATATTACGAGTATTATCTTGATTATCTACTCTGGTATTAATATAATTTCTATTATCTGTGTTGCTGAAAAGAAAATCCATTTCTGAATAATGTGCCATTATCTTATAATTTACTTTATATATAAAAAAACATTTCTTTCAAAATTAATAATCTCTTATAATTTGTATGGCATCAAATAAAGATATACTGGATAATAAATCTTCATATAATTTTTGATTATCTTTAAAATCTTCAAAAAAGAAAAGTAAATTAAAATTTACCTTTTCTCTTAAATTTTCTTTCATTTGAAAAATTTCATCAATTTCTAAGGTATTTATTTTACTCAAATTTGGCACATAATATATATCATATTTTTTTCTTATATTTTGTGTTATTTTGGTATATATCATAAGATTAAAATATTCTTTCCATTCAGAAACATCTTCTAATCCATGATCTTCTAATTCTTGTTTAATATCAATAATTTTTTTCTTTTTAATTTTATTGATTTTTGTGTACTTATCAAGTTTTTTTCTGTTTTTAACGAATACTACATAGAAGTCCATAGATTAAAATATGTTTCTTTTATATATTTCAATAATAGAGTTCATTTTTAAAAAATACATAATTTAAACTTTTACATATGTTTTCATTATAATAATTTATATTTAATCTAAATAAAAAAATAATTCAAATATTATGGCAAAGACGACAAAAGCATCGATATCCAAAAATGTCTCAACAAAAAAATCAAATGAATTTGATTTTTCTAAAATATCTAATCTTATAGAAAATATTTCAAAAAAAGATATTATTTCAATTGAAGATTTTGAGAAAGAAAAAACTTTTATTTCCACAGGCATTCATGTTCTTGATGCACTTCTATCTAAAAGTATTTTAAAAGGTGGCATACCAAATAATAAAATTACAATTATAGCTGGACCTAAACAGACAGGTAAATCTTTTATTTCTTTGAATATTGCAAGAAATGCTCAAAAAATGGGATATAATATAGTTTGGATCGACACTGAATATTCAATTGAAAAAAGTGATTTTGATATGTATGGTATAGATACTGTTGATCCAAATAAATTTATGCTAATTAGAACTAATATTGTAGAAAAAATAAAAATGTTCATGATGTCATTTTTGGACGCACTACAAAAACTTAAAGATAGTGGTACAGATGTATCAAAAACTATTTTCTTTCTTGATTCTATTGGAATGTTATCAAGTGAAAAAGAAAAGGCTGATACTCTTAAATTAGATGTTAAACAAGATATGACCCGCGCAAAACAAATTAAATCTCTTGTTAGACTTATTACAAATGATTTAGGATACTTGAACATACCATTAGTTTGTACGAATCATGTGTATTTATGTTTAACTGCCGGTCACAAAGTAATCAAGGCTGATGGTAATTCTGAATTAATAGAAAATTTGATGATTGGTGATTATATACAAACATTAGAAGGTGATAAAATTATCACTAAAACGGTTAAATATCCTAAAAGTCCAATAATTCAAATAACATTAGAAACCGGAGAAAAAATTAAATGTACACCTCAACACAAATTTTTAGTAAAACCTGATTGGGTCAGTGATGAAAATAATGAATGTTGGAAAAAAGCAGAAGATTTAACAGATAAAGATATAATTTTAGCTGTTGATGAAAAACCTATTGAGCGAAAATAAAATATATGAAGTTAAATCTGAATACACATATAATTCAGATATTGCAATTAATAATCTTAAGAAAAACTCCAGCATTAATAATGGAATTTGTTTTGAGTTTATAATCATAAATAAAAAGGATTATAATAAATGGAATAAAAAAAAATAATATGAAAAAATGAAAAAATTTAGAGAGGTTAAAGTATCAAAAGTTGAATATTTAGAAGAAACTGAAACAACATATGACATTCAAGTTGAAGGTGTTCATCATTATATCTTAGAAGGTGGTATTGTATCACATAATACACAAGATATGTTTCCACAAACTATTATGAGTGGTGGTGAAGGTTTATATTACGCAGCAAGTGTTATATTATTATTAAGTGATGCAAAATTAAAAACTGGTGAAGAAGATGAAATGGATCTTGGAAGATCAGGCTCTATTATCACCGCACGATCTGCTAAAAATAGATTAGCAAAACCTAAGAAAGTTAAATTTGAAATTGATTATAGCAAAGGTATTAATCCTTATAAAGGTCTAGATTTATTTTGCACAATGGAGAATTTTGATAAAATTGGGATAGCACAAGCTAAAAAGGTTATCGATAAAGAAACAGGAGAAATTACTTATCAACCTTCTAATCGTTGGTTTGTAAAGCATTTAGATAAAACTTTAGTTGAAAAACAACTCTTTAATAGGAAGGTATTTACACCAGAAGTCTTAAAATCAATGGATCCAATTATTTATGAGTATTTTAAATATCCAACCTATGATGAATGCCTTAAGGAACTGGAAGAAGTAGACGAAAGATTAAATGAAATAGAAGATAAAGATAGTATGATGTCTCAAGAAGAGTTTGATTTAAATAATGATGATAAACTTTTCGAATAAAATTAAAAAACTAAACCCATGGCCGAAGTGATGAATACCAATATGGAAAAACACTATTTTATCTATATTATAGATAATCCTGATCAGTTTTCCAAAGTAGAACCTTTCTTTTTTAAAAATTCAGACATACAATTTATATACACTGTTATTAGAGAAGAATACTTAAAGAGTGAAAGTCATATAGTACCTAGCATACAACAAATTTATTCTATGGTCAAATTATCCGATCAAGATAATAAAATTAATGATAAAGTTGTTAAATTATTATTACAATCAGATAATAGTGACATAAGTCAAGAATGGCTTGTGCCAAGATTTAAAAGTTGGAAAATTCAAAACCAAATTAAAGGTGATATGATCAAGGGTATTGATATGGTTAGAGGACTAGACGAAGTTACATATGACAATGTGGTAGAAATAGCACAAAAATTAAAAGGAATGTTTGGAAATGTTCTTTTGGTAGATGATGACGACCAAGACTTAGGTTCAGATTTTGATGATCCAGAATCACATAAACAATTGGTTAGTAAAAATTGTATACCGTCAGGATGGTCCTGCGTGGATTCTATTCTAGGTGGCGGATGGAGCAAATCTACATTGAGTGTAATTATGGGAGAGACAAATGTTGGTAAGTGCTCAAAATCAGACACACCAATAAAAATTAGAAACAAAAAAACAGGCGAAATAAAGGAAATTACTATCGGTGAATTTTTTAATTTAATGAAAAATAAAAAGTCCTAAATTGGTTTCTCTTATTTTATATATAGAAATAAAAGATTGTTATGAAATGTAAATTGTGTGATAAAAAATTTGATTCTATTGTTGGTTTGTCTGTTCATTTATCTAAAGAACATAAAGATGTATCTAAGAAAGATTATTATGATAAATATCTCAAAAAAGAAGACGAGGGGAAATGTTATTTTTGTGGTGATGATGCGATCTTTAAAGATATATCTAAAGGATATCACAGAATATGTAAATCTGGAGAATGTTTAGGTAAAACAAGAGCAACTGGAACTCCTGAATTTTTAATGTATAAATATGGATTGTCTAAAAAAGATGCATTATTAATGACAATTAAAAAAGCAAAGGAAAGAGGTGAAAAAATAAAAAAATCATTAGATCAAAGTTTTATTAAGAATAAAGATTTTTTTAAGGAAAAATCCCGTCAATGTGTTGAATTTTGGTTAAAGAGAGGATATACAGAAGATGATGCTAAGAAAAAAGTTGAAGATATTTTTAATGATATACATCAAAAAACTTGGGATAAAAGAAGAAATAATCCTGAATTATATCAAGATGTAAATACAACTCAAATAGGATATTGGACGAAAAAAGGTTTTTCGGAAGATGAAGCAAAAGAAAAAATAAAGGAAAGACAAAGAACATTTACTTTAAAAAGTTGTATTGATAAATATGGTGAGGAGGAAGGATTAAAAATATTCAATAATAGACAAGAAAAGTGGAGTGCTAAAGTTGAAGATTTATATAAACAAGGTAAATTTACAAGATTTACAAAAGAGCCTTATTCTAAGGGCGAAATTGAGTTGTTTGATTATTTATCAAATAAATTGAAAATAAAGGATAAAGTTCATTATGGGGATGATCAATTTTTCAGATATTTCCCAGATTTGGGTAGAACTTTTTCATATGATTTTGTTTTTGGCAAAAAATTAATTGAATTTAATGGTGATTATTGGCATTGTAATCCTAAATATTATAATTCAAATTATTTTCATAAATATCTTCAAATGTTTGCTTATGAAGTTTGGGATAAAGATAAGATAAGAATAGATGCTATCAAAAAAGTTGGATTTGATGTATTAATAATATGGGAAGATGATTTCAATAGAAAGAAGCAGCAAATTTTACAGCAATGTATAGACTTTTTGAAAAATTAAATTAATGAGAATGACATTTGATAGAAAATTTATAGAAACAATAGAAATAGATGAATGGGAAGTTGAAACTGACTCAGGTTGGTCAGATATTAAAGCTATCGGAAAAACTATTGAATATGATGAATGGATTTTAATAACACAAACTTGTAATTTAACATGTGCTGATACTCATATTGTTTTTGATGAAAATATGAATGAAATATTTGTTAAAGATTTAATAGTAGGTGATAAAATACAAACTAAAAATGGTTTAGAAGTAGTTTGTAAATGTTATAATTCTGATAAAAAATCAAATATGTTTGATTTACAATTAGAAGATATAAATCATAGATTTTATACTAATGATATATTAAGCCATAATAGCATGTGGCTTCATAATATAGCAACTAATGCTGCAAATGCTGGTGCTAATGTATTGGTTATAACACTAGAAATGGCAACTAGAAAAGTTATGAAAAGGTTAGGTTCTATGAGATTAAAAATCAATTCAGATGAATATGATGAAAAATCAAAAGATTCGACTTTCATGAAACAGAAATTAAATAATTTAAAATCACAATCAACGGTTGGAAATTTATTTGATTCACAGCCAGGTAAAATTTTTGTTAAAAAATATAATACAAGTGACTGTACTGTAACTGATATAGATAATTATATCAAAAAATTTGAAGAAGTTAAAAGACTCAAAGTGGGAATGGTAATTGTCGATTATATTAATATTATGTCTATTGAAAAAGGATATGAAATAACTAATATGCTTTATTTGAAAGGAAAACATTTAGCAGAAGGATTGAGAAGAATTGCAGATAAATATGAATGTGCTGTGATTACAGCAACACAGACAGATAAGGCAGTTTGGGGTGCGTCAGATATAAAACTTGGTGATATACCAGAAAGTAAGGCAATTGCTGATACATCTGATTCTGTGTGGGGTATAATTCGTAATCCTGAAATGAAGCGAAATAATATTTACAGATTAAAAATATTAAAATTAAGAGATGGTGAGCATCATGAGGAACAAGTTAGATTTGATTTTAATACAAAATTTCTAACCATGGAAAATGATGTTTTGGTAGGAGCAAAATAAACATGAGTACAAAATTAACAAAAGATCAATTTGTAAGTAAATCTAATTTAATTCATAATTTTGTTTATGATTATTCTTTGTTGGATTATAAAAATAATAAATCTAATGTTGATATAATATGTAAAAAACATGGTAAATTTGAGCAACGACCAGATTCACATTTAAGAGGTGTTGGTTGTTATAAGTGTGGAGAAGAAAAATTTAAAATTACTCAAAGAAAAAATAATATTAAGATTATTAATGATTTTAATGATTTTCATAATTATCAATATGACTATTCATTAATGAATTATAAAAATGCACACACTAAGATATTAATTATTTGTAAAAAATGCGGTTTAAAGTTTGAACAAACACCGAATATACATTTGAGATGTGGATGTCCTTTTTGTAAAGAATCTAAAGGAGAAAAAATAATAAAAAATTTTTTAATTGATAACAACATAAGTTTTGAACAGCAAAAAAAATTTGATGATTGTAAATATAAATTAAAATTACCTTTCGATTTTTATTTATCAGAATTAAATATTTGTATAGAGTATGATGGTTTGCAGCATTATAAATGTATAAAAATATTTGGAGGAGAAAAGAATTTTAATTTAATTAAGAAACGAGATGAGATAAAGAATGATTATTGTGAAAAAAATAATATTAATTTGATAAGAATTAAATATAATGAAAATATTAATGAAAAATTATATTTTTTAAAAAATAATTTAAATAATGAATCAAGATGAATTTTTAGATGATGATTTAAGCGAAGATATCTCAGATATAGAAGAAACTATAAGTGTTGAAGATGATGACACAGTTGATGATAGTATATTAGAATCTTCAGTGGAGGAAGATGATAGCGAACAATCTGACGTTGATATTATGTTTAAATTTAATACTAATAATCATAAAATAGAAGGTAAACATGCTCTCAAACGAGATACTATTTTCAAGGGTAAAATTGACGAAGATCCAAATCAAGTTGATGAGTATTTTAATATACAACAAGATGATATTAATATTAATGATGGTTTACCAATAGAAGTTGGTACAAATTATGAATTTGAAAGTAAACATAATGAGGATTATGTTAATCGGCAAAACTTATCAAAAGATGTACATAAAATGTTGAGTGAAAAAACAGAATTAGATTTTTCATGTAACCGAAGGAAGCCTAATCGTCAAGCATTTAATGATTATTATAAAATGTTAATTGATAACATTGGTAAGGAATATACAAAATCAGAAATTTTTGTAGAATTGTCTTACTATTTCACAGACAATATATTTAATATGTTTAAATTATTAGATAAAGAATATGCTACACAAATAATAATAGAATTGAAACATGCTGGTTATTTAGATAACCTTAATAATATAAATTTTATATAATGAGTAAAAAGAGAGATGTAGATAAATATATCATGGAGGTGTCAATAAAACATAATTTTTATTATGATTATAGTTTAGTTGATTATAAGAATGCGCATACAAAAATAAAAATAATATGTCCTATTCATGGTATATTTAATCAAACTCCTATTAATCATAAAAGATGTGGTTGCAAAAGATGTGGCAAATTGTTAAATGAAATAGACATTATAAATAAATTTAAAAAAATTCATGGTGATAAATATGATTATACAAATTTTAAATATAGAGGAATGTATAATAAATCTCAAATAAGATGTTTAATACATGGTGATTTCGAACAAATAACATTAAATCATTTGATAGGAAAGGGTTGTCCAAAATGTGCACCGAATTGTAAAAAAAATAAAGATGAAATCATAAAAAAATTAAATACGGTTCATAATAATAAATATGATTATTCTTTATCTGAATTTAACAGAACAAGGGATAAAATATTAATAATTTGTCCAAAACATAAAGAATTTAAACAAATGTTAAATAATCATTTGAGGGGTCATGGTTGTCCTTTTTGTGATGAGAGTAAAGGTGAGAGAGTTATAGAGAAATATTTAATTAATAATAATATTATCTTTGAAAGACAAAAAAAATTTGAGCATTGTAGAGATAAAAATAAATTGCCTTTCGATTTTTATTTGCCAGAATATAATATGTGTGTTGAATATGACGGTGAGCAACATTTTTATGAAGTTTTGAATTGGAATAATTTAAATTATACAAAAAAACATGATTCAATTAAAAATAATTTTTGTTTAGAAAATAATATACAGTTATGTAGAATTTCATATGATGATAATATAAACAAAAAACTTGAAAATAAATTAAAAAATAATAAATTGAAATGAACGATAAAGTTTATACAAGGGAAGAAATAAAAGAATATGTTATGAAATATTTTGATGATGATGAGTTATCGACGGACGTATGGATTAATAAATATAGTTTAAAAAACCAAAATGGTGATATAGTTGAAAAATCTCCGATTGATATGCATAATAGAATGTCTGATGAATTTTATAGAATAGAAAAATCATATAAGATAGATAATTCGAAGATCAATTCATTGAGTGAGTATGGTCAAAAAAGAGAACCTTTGACTAAAGAAAAAATATTTAATTATCTTGATCATTTTAAATATATTATTCCACAAGGTAGTGTTATGGCGTCTCTTGGAAATCCATACAACATTAGTAGTCTAAGTAACTGTATAGTTATACCTGAAATTTTTGACTCTTATGGTGGAATTTGTTTTGCTGACCAACAATTAGTACAATTGATGAAACGTAGATGTGGTGTTGGATTAGATTTATCGACATTGAGACCTAAGGATACATCAGTTATGAATGCTGCTGGAACTAGCACAGGTGCTGTGTCATTTATGGATAGATTTTCAAATACGACCCGTGAAGTAGCTCAATCTGGTAGAAGAGGTGCTCTTATGATAACTATGGATGTCAATCACATTGACATAGAAGATTTTATAAATTCTAAACAAGATTTAAAAAAAGTAACAGGCGCTAATATTAGTATAAAGCTATCAGATGAATTCATGAAATGTGTTAGAGATGATATAGACTATATCTTGAAATTTCCAATAAATTCAAAAAATCCAAAAATAACAAAAACTATTAATGCAAAATTATTATGGAATAAAATAATAAAGGCTGCTTGGAATAGTGCAGAGCCAGGTTTAATTTTTTGGGATAGACATCATAATTATTCTACATCGTCTGTATATCCAGAATATAAAAATATTAGCACAAATCCGTGTGCTGAAATTTCAATGGGTAATGATAGTTGCAGATTGATAGCATTAAATATGTTTTCTTGTGTTAAGGAACCATTTACAAATAAATCTAATTTTGATTTTAATAAATGGTATGAAATATCTTATGAGGGACAAAGGTTAAATGATGACTTAGTAGACTTAGAATTAGAATCTATAGAAAAAATATTAAAAAAGATAGACAGTGACGTTGAACCAGATTACATTAAAGATGTAGAAAGAAGAACGTGGAAATCTTTATATGACATAGGTAAAAATGGTAGGAGAACAGGATTAGGTTTTACTGCATTAGGTGATACTATTGCTGCATTGGGTTATGATTATGATAGTGAAGAATCATTGGATATTGTTGAAAGAATAATCAAGACTAAATGTGAAGCTGAATTTGATTCATCTATAGATATGAGCATTGAAAGAGGTTCTTTTATGGAGTTTGATACGGAAATTGAAAATCAATCAGAATTTATATTAATGTTAAAAAATGAATTACCAGAAATTTATAAAAGAATGATGAAATATGGTAGGCGAAATGTGTCCATTAGTACATCTGCACCTACAGGATCTTTGAGCTTATTAACACAAACAACTAGTGGTATTGAACCTGTTTTCATGCTAAGCTATAGAAGAAGAAAAAAAGTACTTGATGATGATAAATATATGTTTATTGATGATCTCGGTGATAAATGGATAGAGTTTGATGTTTTTCATCCTAAATTGAAATTATATTTAGATATAAATAAAAATAAGAAAATAGAGGACAGTCCATATTTTAACAATGACGCAGTAAATATAGATTGGTATAAAAGAATAAAAATGCAAAGTATTATACAAAAATACACTACACATAGTATAAGTAGTACGTTGAATTTATCAGCAGATGTTACTCCAGATACTGTTAGTGATATCTATTTTAAAGGTTGGGAAATGGGTCTGAAGGGTGTTACAATATATAGAGAGGGTAGTAGAAGTGGAGTATTGGTAAGTAATGAAAATAGTAAAAATCAAAATAGTGATATTTATTCTGACACAGATGTACCAAAAAGACCAAAAAGTTTAATTTGTGATGTTCATAGATTTAAAAATAAAGGAGAAGATTGGATAGGTATTGTAGGGTTAATAAAAAATGGTAATAATAAATTTAGACCGTATGAAATTTTTACAGGTCCACAAGAATCAATGATATTGCCGAAATATGTTGAACATGGAGAGATAGTTAAGAGTAAGGAAAATAATATATCTAGATATGATCTTGTTTATAAAGATAAGGATGGTTATTCTCAGATTTATCAAGGTATAAACCGGGTGTTTAATCCAGAATTTTGGAATGTTGGTAAGATGATTAGTGCAATTCTAAGACACCGTATGCCATTGAGGAACGTTGTTGATTTAATTGATGATCTTAAGTTTGCAGATGATAATATTTCAACTTGGAAAGCTGGTGTTAAAAGAACCATTAAAAAATATATTAAAGATGGTGATTTTGGAAAAAAATGTCCAGATTGTGGAGAAAAAATGATTTATGAAAACGGTTGTGAAATATGTAAAAATTGTGGTCATTCTAAATGTTCTTAAAAATTTAACTAAAATTTATGGTGAAATTTATATCCAGATTTAAAGATAATGGTGTTTATTTAGAAATAATAGGTGATCCTATTATCTCTGACAATTACTTGATAGAATTTATTGATCTTAATACAAATAAGATTGAATACTCAAATAATATAAAGATTAATGAATGGGCTGAAATGCAATCAACTATTGAAAGAAACTGGTTAATTAAAATTACTCATAATGAACAAGTTGTATTTGAAAGAAAACAAGAAGATAAATTTAACGCAGTTTTTATTAAATTTGTTTCTGCATCATTAGGAGATAATATTTCTTGGATACCATATGTTGAAGAATATAGAAAAATAAATAATGTAAAAGTGTATGTTGCAACATATCACAATTATTTATTTGATAAGGTTTATCCGGAACTTGTTTTCATGGATAAAAATACATTATTGGAGGATGTTAATGAGGTAGACAAAAAATTTAAGATAAATTTTTATTATAAAATAGGAGAAAATTATTTTTCTCCTGGCTCAGATTTACCTCAAAGTGATATGAAAAGGTATCATAATGTGATAAATTTTGATTATCGTGAAATATCATTACAATCAATAGCATCAAAGATACTTGGTTTGCCTGATGTTGAAATAGTACCAAAAGTTAATTCTATTGGAGACGATGGTCCAAAAATAAAAGGTAAATATGTCGTGGTGGCAATACAATCAACTGCGCAACTCAAATATTGGAATAATCCATTCGGTTGGGAAAGATTATTTGATTTTTTAAATCGTAATGGATATAAGGTTGTATTAGTTGATAAATTTAAAAGATTTGGTGGTATAGGTTTTGTGAATGACGCACCTAAAAGTAAAAATTTAATAGATAAAACGAATATGGGTATATTAGATATAATGAATTATATCAAGTATGCTCAAATGATGATTACTATAAGTTCTGGATTATCTTGGCTATCTTGGGCAATTGGAACACCAGTTGTGATGGTAAGTGGCTTTTCTAAACCTTGGTATGAATTTCAATCTAATATAATTAGATTACATAATCAAAATGTCTGTAATGGTTGTTTTAACGACACTAAAATAAAATTTAATAGTCAAGATTGGAAATTTTGCCCTAGAGGAATGGATTTTATTTGTTCAAAGGCAATTCAACCTAAAGATGTGATAGATAGTGTAAAAAAATTAATGAAATAATATGATAATGATTCCTATTTCTTTAGGTGAATTGGTAGACAAGATTACTATTTTGAAAATCAAAATAAATAATATAACAGATCCACAAAAACTGGAAAATATTAATAAAGAATATAATGAATTAATTCTTCTTCTCGATTTATCAGAGAGTGATGAAAATTTTATAGAATTGTTAAATATAAATCAGAAACTATGGGAAATTGAGGATAAAATCAGAATAAAAGAAAAAATGAAAGAGTTTGATTCTGAATTTATAGAATTAGCAAGAGCAGTTTATTACACAAATGATAAAAGATGTGAAATTAAAAGAAAGATTAATATTGAACATTCATCTTATCTTGTGGAAGAGAAATCATATCAAGATTATGAACTACAACAACACTAAAGTAGTTGTTTCTACGCAGCACGCTTAAACCAATGTTTTACGTTACGCTACGCCTGGATTGTCCCTAACCCAGTTTAAGTTTTAAAATATCAGTGGTCGTGGAT